ACATGAACAAAGAACCAATAATAAAAAAAGAAAATGCATTGTCTACAAATGTTAATTTTGAAGCTGATGCAAATATACAAACTGGAACGGTAACACAGGAAGATCTTCAGTTACCTTTTCTTAAAATACTAGGCCAACTATCTCCAGAAGTGAACAAGAGAGACGGCAAGTATGTTGAAGGTGCAGAACCTGGAATGATTTATAATTCAGTAACAGGAGAAACCTTTAGCGGTGAAATTGGAGTCCCAGTGATTCCATGTTACTATAAACTCGAGTATGTTGAGTGGAAAGATAGAGGAAAAGATGGATCTGGTGCGCCAGTAAAAATCTATCCTTCGTCTAGTGACATTATGACTAAGACTACAAGAGGTGGCGACTTTAAAGATAGATTACCCAACGGTAATTATATTGAGAAGACTGCACAACATTATGTAGTAGTAGGAAGTAGCTCACCAACAACTGCATTAATTGCCATGAAATCTACACAATTAAAGATTAGTAGAAAATGGAATACTATAATGCAGAGTATTAAAATGCAGGGAAAAAATGGATTATTTACTCCTGCAAATTTTAGCCATCTTTATCAGCTAAAAACCGTACAACAGTCTAACGACAAAGGTACATGGTTTGGTTGGGAAGTGAGTAAAAATGGTCCTGTCGAAGACGAAGGTATGTATCAACAAGCCAAAAATCTTGCTGAAAGTGTCTCTAAAGGAGATATTGAAGTTAAGCATAGTGAGGACGATACAGCTAAAGTTTCTGATGGAGCGGCTCACTACTAAATAAAATTCCCTATCCGGTGGGAATAACTCGGGGCGTAACGGGAGACTGTAGCGCCCCATAATAAAGATGGAAATGGAAAACAGATATATAGAAATATTTACAGGTCTAAGAAGAGACTACGGTTATGCAGACATAACTTCTGCATTTAAAGATCCTTCAACAGGAAAATTAAAATTAAAATATGGCTGGGCAGCTAAAGAACTATTAGACTCAGACTACATAGCTCATTTGGAAGGTAAAAAATCTATAGGGGTTCAACCTTGTAATGATGATGGACTAGCAAACTTTGGTGCAATCGATATAGATTCAGATGAGTATGACAACTTTGATTTAAGAAAGTATCTAGAAATTATTGATAAGAAAAATATTCCAGTAGTTCCAGTTAAATCTAAAAGTGGGGGTCTGCATATATATGTATTCTTTAAAGAACCCGTTAAAGCTAGCTATGTTAGGAATTTTTTAGATAAACTATTATTTACATTTGACTTAAAAGCTTCCACAGAAATATTTCCTAAGCAGACTCAATTAGGAACAGGATCTGATGGTAAATTTATTAACGGTAATTTTATTAACTTACCTTACTACAATCGTAATGAAAGAGTTGGTTTAAACTTAGATGGTACGGAGTTTACCTTTGAGCAATTTATAAAAGTTGTCGAGGCTAACAGAAAAACAAGAGAAGAACTAGAAGAATTTGCAACAGAGTTAATGAGATTAGAGTTGACAGGAGGTGCCGATGAGTTTGCAGATGGACCCGTTTGTTTACAAAGATTATCTAAATCTAAGTTAGATGATTACAGAGATAGATTTATTTATAACTATATGGTGTTTGCTAAAAAGAAATATCCAGATAATTGGGAAGAGAAACTTTTAGAGGGTGCTAGAAATTATATTGTTTACGATAACATTTGGGGTGACGAGAAAGTAAAACAAAAGATTAAAGCTTATAAAAAAGACACGGCAGGCCATACTTGTTCAGAAGAACCTATCGTTAGTATGTGTGTTAAATCAGAATGTTTAAAAAGAAAGTTTGGAGTAGCCTCAGATAAAGTTAAAAAGTTTCCCGCACTTTCTGCATTAATAAAAATAGATTATTCACCAGAACCAGAATTTAGATTCACTGTTCATTATAATGATAAGATAGAGGGAGAAGCATCACAACAAATAATCGCTAGAGATATAAATTACATCATGGACCAGGAAAAATTAAGAAGGTTGATTGGAGCCCATACACCTATTCCACCACCACGGATCAAGGGAGATGATATGCAAAATGTTCTAGACGTTCTTTGGCAAGGTATGAAAACAGAAAAAGCTCCTCCAGGAACTTCTCCAAAAGAAATATTACACAAACATTTAGAAGACCATATCTACGGTGTTCCAGCAGTAAGTGACGCTTCTTTTAGAAGTGGTAGTACTTTAATAGATGATGGCTACGCTTATTTTGTATTTGATCCTTTTTATAATTATTTAAAAAACAAAGAATGGAAATCTAAGATAGATAGAACAGGTCAGATGATGATAGATTTTTTTGATGCTAAGTTAAGAGATCTAAAAAGATACCCTAAAAAAGAAACAGAAAAAAAATCACACAACCCAGTTAGATGTGTGAAGGTAGCACTATCTCATTTCCCAAGAGAAGAAAATAAAGTTGAATTAATACCTATGAAAAAAAGAGAAGACATATTGTAGTGCCTAGTGTAACTAAAATATATGGTCCTCCTGGTACAGGTAAGACAGAAAAACTTATTAGAAGAGCCATGGCTTACATTCGAATTGGTACTCCTATAAATAACATAGGTTACTTTGCATTTACTCGTAAAGCTGCTCATGAAGCAAGGGACAGAATGCTTTTAAAAAATCCACAGTATAAGAAAAAAGAACTAAAGTATTTTCAAACTCTACATTCTTTAGCTTTTCATACATTAGGTTTAAGAGAAGAAAATGTTATGCAAGATTATCATTACAATGACCTTGGAAAAATTTTAAGTATTAGAGTCAATGCTAAAAAAGATGCAGATGCTTCTCCTTATTTAAGTTGTGATAATGAATACTTTCAAATTATTTTAAAAGCTAAAGAAAAAGGAATTTCAGTATGGGACGAATACTGTACAGGAGAACACTCTTCTAATGTAAAACCGGACTTACTTAAGCATATCGAAGTAAACTATAATCAGTACAAGACCAATAATAATTTAATTGATTTTGCAGACATGATTAAGAAATTTTTATCTAAACCAGAGCTATGTCCAAGTTTTAATACAGTCTTTATAGATGAAGCTCAGGATCTTTCTCCTATTCAATGGCAAATGTATGACATGTTAAAAAATAATTCTGAAAATGTTTACTTGGCTGGAGATGATGACCAAGCAATCTATGGATGGGCTGGTGCAGACGTAGATAGATTTATAAATGAACCTGCAAAAGAAAAAGTATTATCAAAATCTAGACGTATACCCATAGCAGTACAAGAAATATCTGAAGTCATCACAGAAAGAATCCAGGGTTTGAGAGCAACTAAGAATTATTTACCTAGAAATGAACAGGGATTATGTAGTAAAATCAATAGTTTAGAGAACATTGACCTACATAATGGTAAGTGGTTGATTCTAACTAGAACAATCTCTAGAGCAAAAGAAATATGTGATTTATTAAAGGTTAAGGGTCTTTACCATGAAAATAAAAACAGAAAGAGTTATGACACTAAATTATACAAAGCCATTATCAATCATAGCAAATGGTTGAATGGTGAGGATATTACTGATGCTGCCTTACAGGACATCAAAGAGTATATGGGCGAAAGAGAATTAAAAAAAGATTTAAAATGGTATGAATGTTTTGATACCGCTTCTGCGGATGAGAAGATCTATATTAGATTAATGTTGTCTAATGGAGAAAAATTAAGTGAAGAAGCTAGAATTAAAGTATCTACAATTCATGCAGCTAAAGGAGGAGAATGTGAGAACGTAGTATTAGTATTAGATAATGCTAAGAAAATAAGAGAAGCTACAGCCCATAGTATAATAAAACGTGACGAAGAGCACAGAGTATGGTATGTAGGGTGTACGAGAGCAAAAAGAAATTTATATTTAATGAGAGCAAAAATAGAAAGGAAAGGTTACCAGTTATGACGCATAAAGATATATTCACAGATACATTTCCACAGGATAAACAAATAGGTGGATCACATTATAAAAAATTTTTAATTCAACCTTATGAGTTTATTTCAAAGAATGCTTTGTCATTCTTCCAGGGCAACGTAATTAAATATGTTTGTCGTTATAAAAACAAAGCAGGAATACAGGACCTTGAAAAAATAATTCATTACTGTGAACTAGAAATTAAAACAATGAAAGATATAAAAAAGAAATGAATACATATACTGATATTTTTGGTTTGTTAATTATAACAATATTTATGTTTGGATTGATATAATGAATCCTTTTTTACAAATAAGATTAAAGTTAACGGCAGCAATTAAAAGAGCAGAAAGACTTTATAAAGAAAATCAAGTTATGAAAAGAAGATTACTTAAATATGAAAAGCAAGGTATGCTTTACCACAACAACAAGAAAGGTTTAAATGAAAGTACCTCTATTTGAAGCACAGACAGAATGGATCGAACCAGAATCTTATCCTGATTTAAGAGCATACGATGAAATTGCTATTGACTTAGAGACTAGAGATCCAGATTTAAAATCTAAAGGTAGTGGTGCAATTATTGGTAATGGAGAAGTTGTAGGAATCGCTGTAGCTGTGGTAGGTAAGAAGTTTTATTTCCCTATTGCTCACGCATCTGGGCCAAACATGGATCGTAAGAAAACTTTAAAATGGTTTCAAGATATTTTAAATACACCTGCATTAAAAATATTTCACAATGCAATGTATGATGTCAGTTGGATTAGATCTATGGGTCTAAAGATTCAAGGACAAATCGTAGACACTATGATTGCAGCCAGTTTAATTAATGAAAATAGATTTAGATTTGATTTAAATAGTTTAGGTTGGGATTACTTAGGTCATGGTAAAAACGAATCAGCACTTAATGAAGAAGCAAAGTCTAGAGGATTAGATCCTAAAGCAGATATGTGGCAGCTCCCGGCGCTTCATGTTGGAGCCTATGCAGAAAAAGATGCAGAACTTACTTTAGAACTTTGGCAAATATTTAAAAAAGAAATTACTAACCAGGATGTTGAGTCTATTTTCCAACTCGAAACGGATTTATTTCCTTGCTTAGTCGATATGCGTTTCTTAGGTGTCCGGGTAGACCTTCAAAAAGCTCAACAATTGAAGCGAGCACTAGTGATAAAAGAAGAAAACTTACTCCAACAAATAAAAATAGAAACTGGAATAGATGTTCAGCTAATGGCTGCAAGAAGTGTTGCCAAAGTTTTTGATAAGTTAAAGTTACCTTACGATAGAACTGCGAAATCAAATGCTCCATCCTTTACTAAAAATTTTATTATGAATCATGAACATCCTATAGTTAGAATGATAGCTGAAGCTAGAGAAACTAATAAGGCACATACTACGTTTATAGATACCATAATTAAGCATGAACATAAAGGTAGAATCCATGCTGATATTAATCAAATAAGATCAGATCAAGGGGGTACAGTGACGGGTAGATTCAGTTACTCTAATCCAAATTTACAACAACTTCCAGCTCGAAATAAGGAAC